CGCAGCACTTTGATTTTCATCGGTTACCCGCCGATTATCTTGCGGGCTTGCTCGCGCGCTTTTGCAATATTCCGTGTGAGTCCATCTAACACGGACTGCTGCCGCGCGACGTTGGTGCGTAACTCTCGCAGCTGAATCGCAGCCTGTTGGCCCTCCTCGGCATACGCCTCGAGCTTCTCTTGTGCTTCCGCTGTGATATCACGCGCCTTTGCCTCGGCCTTTGCGAGCAATCCTTGCCTGGTATTTGCGGCAGCTTCGGCACGTTCGGCGAGCTCTTTTTCCTGGCCCTGCATTTCCTCGACGATTGTATCCAGGTGCGTTTGATGCTCGCTGATCAATGCTGCAGCCGCATCTGCCTGGTCATGGCGCTCTTTGATGAGATTGTTGGCATTGGCCAGCTCATCCGCCACCTCGGTCAGATGCTGGAATGCCTTGGTGAACTGTGCGAATCGGCGCACCTCATTGATGGCCTCTTTCGTGTTCATGCTCATCGCATCTGCCTCACGTGCAGGAAAACATCGAGATCGGTACTGGCGCCAACACTGGAAACCAAAGGCCTGATATAGCGCGTATTTTCAAGGATCTGCTCGAGCCCGGTGACAGTCATCGTGATCGCGTTGCCTTGTGGGTCGGTCAAGGTGGCCCAATTGGTCCCATCATTGGAGCCCTGCATGGTCAGCGTCGCCGTGTCGAAGGTGCCAACCACCTGTACTGAGCGATCGGCGTGGTCGGGTATTTCGATCGGTGCGCCATCCAGGGAGCCCGTTACCAAGGCTTCCCACACATAGGTTCGCGAATGAACCTGGTCTGAGCCGGAAACCTTTGCAACTGCGATGGTGGCCATCACGCTCCCTCAAAATGGACCCCCGCCGGCCCGCCTGGTGGCAATACGACCGACGGGCGCCCGGATCCCCGAGCGAGGGGGAGTCGGTTATCGCTAGCCTGTGGTAACTACGATCGCGGTCTCGTTTGAGACCACAACAACACCGGCGGACGAGATTGTTATCACGACGAAAAACTGAGCATCTGCCACAGCTTCGTTTGATGCGCCAAAGTTTGTCACTTCGCAGTGATAGATCAGATCGCCGATCGCCAGTAAATCAGCAATGGCGTCGAAGTACCCTGATGCGTCAATGTCGCCATGCGCATCGTCGGACTTGTACGTATGAATCCGCGGCCCCGCCGAATTGCCTGAGTTGGCGGCAGCGTGGATAAAAGCAGCTTTGTAGGTTGCGAAAGCCATGAAACTCTCCGGTTAGTGAAATCGCGGCAAGGCCGGCCTAGTTCTCGTCACACTGGACTTTCACCAGCCCGTTGGAATTTCGCACCACAGAGCCCGCTTTGAGCATGCCATTAGCCAGCCAGCTGACTTTCACCGGGATGTAGTTGACCTCGCTGCGCGGATCGAGGCCCGAGGCATAACCGGTTGAGGTGGTGTGATAGGCAAAGCAATCGCGCACGCCGGCAGCAACCGTGAGACCGCCCTCCTCTGAGGATCGGTCCTCGATCATTTCAAAATCAAAGCCGACGAAAGTGTTGAGCTCGCCATTGACCAGCGCCTTGACCGTATTGAAGTCCGAGCTGGTTGCCTCGGTGTTACCGAGCAGCGCCTCGAGCTGTAGCGCACCATGGACCAGGTGACGCCCGGCCATCGGCACGCCTTTCTGATTCAGATAACGACTGGCGCGGCGCAGTTTGGCCGGATTAAGATCCGATGCGGTGCCGCCAATGCCGATGGTGACGGTGCCGGCATAGGCCGAACTGGCATCCATGGCATCGATGATCAGCTGATCTTCGCGCCGTGTGAGCGCGCCCGCGATCGTTTGTGCGAGCTCGGTGCGTTCCTGGAAATTGACCTCCGCCTGGTCAAAGATATCGGTGTATTCCGGCGCCACCCAGTTCTCAAGCGTCACCGTCTGCAGCGCATGGCTGACGTCCATCGGAATCACGTCAGTTTGCGTGGAGCCGCGCTGTTTCGCCAGCCCCCTACCCATGGTGCGGAATTTGTAGGTGTCGCCAACGACACCGGTGCGCACCGTTACCGTGGTGCGGAGCGATCCCATGCCCTGATATTCATGCAGGACTTGCGAATCGAATTGTGTTGCAGCAGCTGCGGAGAGGTTAATAGACATGCGGATCTCCCGACGAACGAAATCGAAAAAAGACTGTTTTTTCCGACCTCCTGGTGTCCGATCGAGCGGGCAGGCTGTCTACACGTGCGGGTGCTAGTCGAGTAGCGGTAGAGCGGGCAGGCTTGACCCTGGTGTCCGGTGCCGGTACTGGCGCCAAACTTAAACCCCACGCCAGTACCGTGCAAGCGTTATGTTAGCCGACTTCCTTGATGTCCTCACCGGGAACCAGTTCTTTCCACATGCCATCAACCTTCGCACGATGCTCTTTGTCGTGCTCGTAAACGCTCTTGCCGGCGAGATTATGGCCCTCGGGATATAACTTATACTGCTCTTTCTCGAGGTCCTCCCTGGTAAAGCCGAGGCCACGCTTGCCAGGTAATGACGATAATTGCGCATCACTTGACGCTTTGGCGACCACTGCCTCGAGCGCCAGATAGGCCTGAACATTGTTGCCAACCGCCGTATCGAGTGCCTTCCAATGCTCTGTGTCGACGATTGACTGCATGTAAGTCTCGACCGCGGCAATACGCTCAGGCGAATTAGTACCCAGCGCCGCCAGCGCATCGGAGACTTTGGCCTCGGCCTCGGTCTGCTCGGTGGCCAGCAGCATACCCATTGATTGCACAATTTTGTCATAGGCGACCTGCGATAAGCCCATTTCCTTGGCGGTGCTGTTGAAGGCCTTGAACATGGCATCGTCGAGATCCCACTCGCCTTCGGTACCCTCTGGCAGCTTGGGTACTTCGTAATCGCCCTCCGGTGCGCCAATGAGCTCAGCCGCCGGGCCGATTTTCTCCTCAAGCGCCGGCAAGGCTTTCGCCTGCTCGGCAACTGTTTTGAATTTTTCGGTTTTTAACCATGGCGGGACCGTGCCAGTTCCAGGAACGTCCTCCCCCCACAGCCATTTGCCATCTTCGCCCGCACCGGCGGCACCCTTGTCGCCTTCCTGGTCGCCGGCACCAGCAGAGCTCAGAATCGTTTTGCCGCCCTCTCCGTTTCCGCCGCCGGCATCGCCGCCGTTCCCGCCGTTCCCGGTATCTCCTGCACCCCCGCCGCCACCGTTCCCGTCGCCTTCGCCCTCCATCAGACGCATATTCATCCATTTCAACATCACTCGCTCCTCAGTTTGGAATGGTCGTTATCAGTCGACCAGGGTATGGCCGTCCTCGAACACTGCGGCGGGCGACCAGGACAGGTAGCCATCCTGGTACCGCACATAATAGCCGCCAATCTGCGGGCGGTGCTTGTCGACGTAGCCGGCATCGACGATCACGGAATGGTCGGGATTGATCCCCACGAGTTCAACGCGCCCATTCGAGAGCGACAAAGCAGATCCAATCTTAAACGCCGATACCTGTTTGTAACATCTGTACTGTGGCAATCCGCTGGGATTTCGCAGCGCCTCAGGTTCGGGCTCAGGCTCAGCGTCATCGCCTTGTTCGTCGGCAGTGACAATTTCGGCGTCACTAGCGGCCTGGTCACGGGCGAAGTCCTCCGGCGTTGCTTCTGATGCGTCGTTCTCAGCTGGATCCGGCTCGTCTTGACTGTCAGCTTGTGCCTGCGCGTCCTTTTCCGCTTCTTCGGCGGCTATTTCTTCTGCCGTTTGCTCTGGTGGGTGCGGCGGCACATCCGCCGGACCAACTGGTAATTCACCGCCAGCTGCGTCCTCGCCTACATTTTCTTTCTGATCTTCGGTTACTTGCTCGTTCTCGCTCATGGGATCTCTCCTGTGTGGGTAAAAGTGGGAATTTATGCAGCGGCAGGCCAATCCATGTCGAACACCGTTGACTCGATCAGCCGCAGCAACTCGAGCGCGTCCGATTTGGTCATGTCGACCGCATCCATCTGCAGGATGATCTGATCGCTCGGCGTCAGCAGCGGGCAGGTTTGGGTGCCGGTGCTGTCGCCATCGCCAGTGCCCTCATCGGTCAATGCGTCGTTGTTTTCAAACAGTCCATTGATATCGTCCATGATGATAGTGCCGCTGGCGCCGGCGTCGGTTTGCTCAATCAGATAGCCAGTAGCGCTAGAGAGGCTGCCAGTGATCAGGTGGCCGACGGTCAGATTGGTGCCCTGGCCATCGAACGCCAGGGCGCCGAGCTCCTGCACGTCGCTGGCGTTTTGCCCACGCGAGATCCGCAGCGCGATAAAGCCCGAGCCGTTATGCCAGCCCATCGAGCGAATAGTCTGCTTGATGTAGTCGATCATTTCGATCGCCTCACCGCGCGGCATATCGACCGCATCGACCTGCATGATCAGGGAATCCGCCGGCGTTAATGCCGGCACCGCCAACACGCCATTGGCCAGGCCATCAGCGCTTGCACCGTCTGAGATTCTCTCGTTGTCGGTGAACTCGCCAACAACATCCCGCAGGATCAGCGTGCCTGTGGCGCCGGAATCAGTCTGCTCTGTGAGCGTGCCGTTGGCGCCGCTCGCGGCGATTCCGCCGCTAAGTGTTGCGTTGGCAAAGGACAGCTGTGCGCCGGTTTCGGTGGTCACCTCTGCGGTGCCCACAACGTCAGCCGTCAGGTCAATCGTGTCGCCAGATCCGGCAGCGGCGGTAACCGCCGGCTGCGTGGTGCCAGTGCCGTAAAGCGTACCCTCGCCTGCGGCGCCATTGACGGCGGCGATCAGGTTATCGAGTGAATCCGAGGCCGAGCCCGCAACCAGCACATAGTTCGGCTGATCGTAGAGCGGCGCATCGCAGAATATATAGACGTCAGTGTCGATCGTAACGGTGTCGCCGGCTTCGCCACTAGCAAGCGTGGCAGCACCAAAATCGCCCGCCGACAGGCTGGCCACTGTGGTCAAAGCATTGCCGGCAGTGCCAGGTACGTTTGCCTCGACGATCATGGTATCGCCGGCGGCTGGCCGCGCGGTCACGTCTGACTGTGCAGTCGTGCCTACGCTGTACAGTACCCCTACCCCTGCGCCGCCATTCATTGCGGCGATCAGATTGTCGAGCGAGTCGGTATCGGCTGTACCGACCAGCACCTCGCCCGGTATCGTTGGGCCGGTCGATATGGCGGCCACGTAGGTGTAGACGATCGATTCAACCGTAACCGTGTCATCGGCTGCGATGGTGGTGCCGGTCAGCGTGCCGAGCGCGCGTACCGCTCCGGTCGCGTTGGCTGCTGCTGTGAGCACACCAGTCGCAAACGCACCGATACCGGTCACCGTATCGGCAACTGTAAAATTACTGGTTTGATTATCGAAGGCCAGCGCGCGCAGGATCTCGACGCCTGATTTTTCAACTCCGCGCACGGCGCGCAATGCCATTAATCCGCTCATTTATACTCCTCGGGTTCGACCACGCCGGCACCGGTCGGTTTGCCACCGCCGGTGTTGGCGAACTCTATCATGTACAGGATTCTTTTAACCGACCTTGCTTGGCCTTCACGGATGCCGGGGCCGAATCCGTTTTGATCAGTTGCCAACACGATATCGGGTTTCAAAAACTGGTCGATCAAATCGGCGAGCACGAAACGCCCGGCATCGCTCGCAAAGCACTGCCGATACATGCTCGCGTACTCAACCTGATCGTGTAGGTCGCGCGCCTTATGATCGTCGGCAAGTCCGTCGATCGCGTCCCAGCCACCTACCTCGAGCGGTTCACCGCTGCCGACGTCGACGTTGTAGCCGGGTACCTTGGCGCTCATGCTGCCCGTGCCAGTTCTGGATTCTCAGCAATGGCCGCCGCAGCCTGCTGCTGCACCATGGCCCTTTCGGTTGCGTCACGAATGAGCCGCGGATCCAGGCCGTTTTTCTCGGCGGCCCAGGCGGCAACCTCCTCGAGTTTGATGCCCGCGGCAACGACTTCCGGCGGCAGCGGCAACTCAAGCGTGCGCGTGAGTGTCAGCAAGTCCTGGAGATCCTGAGCTCGCGCCAGCGGGCTGGTATGTTTGAGCGTCACCTGGCGACCATCGATGCGAATGTTCGGCATCGCGCCGCGCCGCGAAAGTATGTCGACAGTGCGCGATATGCTCGATTCCACTGTTTCAGTCTGCAGCCGGCCGAAGGATGAGCCCGCCTGATCGACGAGCTCCCCGAACTCAGCGGCGAATTGCGTGGCGCTGACCACGGCATCGGATGGCTCGCGCAAATGCTGGAATAGTGCGCGGTTGATGTTGTCCTGCAGCTGCGAGAGCACCTCGAAACCAAGCCGCAAATCACCGGTACGCTCAAGCGCCTTAATGGTCGGGTTGCTGCGATCGTTCGATCGAACCGGAATCACGGCGCCAGGCGTCAAGCGGAAATTATACGGGTTGATCGCTGAATCGCTCTGCGCGGTCCACATGCCGGCGACCAGGATGGCGGCATTGCGCAGGATGAACTCGACCACCTTGTTGGCGGTCTTGATATCCGGCAGCACCTGCATGATCGGGCCGCGGCCATACACTTCGCCCGGGGTTACTGACCAGCGAAAAACGATGCGCGGATTGGTATTCCAGCTGGCTGACCAGATCAGTTCTTTTTCTTCTTTCCAGATCACCGCGCCCTCCCAGGAGAGCGTGTCCGGATTGAAAATCACCGCCTCTATAAAATCGCTTTTCTCGCCAGGCTTGTCCTTGGTCTTGAGTGCGAGCTGTGCTGGCAACTGCGCACCGGGCCATTGCCGGCCGAGCAGCCGCCCTGAAATGCTGAGCTCGCGGTAGCTGGTCTCGATAGTCCCCTGCGGACCCTCCTCGAGTACCAGCTCAGTCAACGGGATGGCATTGAATACGAGCGATTTCTGGCCAAGCGGGCCGGCCATCAGGTCAAAGGCGCCGGTGCCGATGGCAAGATCCTGAAAGGATTCGTGAACCTGCAGCGCCATGTTTGAGTGGTGGATGTGGCTGAACATCAGCTCGGTATTCTCGGCCAGCAGTATCTTGAGCTGGGAACTCTCGCGCTGCTGTTTCGGAATATCCGGTCCCAACATCAGCAGCGACCAGTTGCGCCATGGTGGCACCAGGACCGACTGCATTTTGGTGGCGAAACTCGGCACGCCTAGCGTGGCGGTAGCGTCGAACACATCGGTATTTTTCTTATGGCCCTTGGTCTTATCGAAAAACGTATTCCGATGCGGAATCGAAAACCGGTAGGCCTCCTCCATGTGCGAAAGCCAGGGGGATTTCAGTGCCACGGCATCGTCGAAGCGGGCCATAACCTCGGTGCCCTTCATGCCCGTTGGGATTTTTGGTCGCTTGCCGGCGAATTTAAGTATGTGCATTAGCGCCCGCGCGGTCCCTTGCGCCCACTGCTGAGAATACTGCCGCCGCCGACCCTGGACGCACGCCCTGGACCTCCTCCTCCGCCACCGCTGCGCGATCGTGAGGCCGTGGTGCCGGCTCCGCGTATACCAGCGCTACCCAAGCCAGGCTGAATGCCGAGCTCAGACCCTGAACCCAGTAACGTCCGCCTTCCGCGTCGGCCGCGCTTGATGGCTTTCAGGCGCTCGTTTTCCTCGCGGGTCAATTCGTCGAGCTCGGAACGCTGGCGCCGCTCGAGTTCCTTTTCCTGCGCTGTTTGCGCTGGTGCCTTGGGTTTTTTGAATAGCCCGCTCATCGGCGTGGCCCTCCATCAAATAGCGGTATAACTGCCAGGGAGTCCACACACGCCCCGCTGGTAAACCGAGCAGCGCTTTCAATTGTTCCACGCATGTCATCGGACCTATCCACCATCGCCCGCGGATCCGGCCGGCTTTCCTGAATGCCTCAACCTCGACGATCGTGGCACCTGGTCGAGCCAGTGATTGCAGGGCATTCTCGGACCTGCCCGGCATTATTGCAACCTCGGTGAATGCAGCATCCGGATTAAACAGCAGCCAATTGAAGCCATCCCAGCGCAGCGCATAAACGTGCGAGAAGCCAGCCCGGGTGCGAAACAGGATATCCCACCAGCACAGGCGCTCGGCATCACAAAACACCAGATACCAGCGTGTAGGGTCGCTCTCGCGCCATTCCGGGGGAGAACTGAGGATGGTGTCAGGCACTCACCTGATCTCGCGCCAGTTGAATTGCGCGGCACAGTCTCCGTCCGTCGATACGCGCGTCAGAACCAATGACACGCTGCGGCTCTGATCGGAACCGGCCACGTCCAGAGTAAACGGCATTTTCGACAAAAAGGGCACACGCTGCGCGCCAGGTACTTTCTTGCTGCCGGCCGAAATATAACCGCTATCAACAATGATGCCGCCGACAATGGCGGTACCGGCAATATCAACCTCGACAGATGAATGCGTGACCGGACCCACTGCAAATGTCTCATTAGTAATGCTGGTCGGCTTATAGATCAATTGCCAGAACACGTCCTGGTTGGTCACAATCTCCATGCTTTCGATTTCGATCTTGATCCGGTTGGCAATGCTGTTGAACAAAAGCGCCGGGCGAATCGAGCAGATCGGTACTGGTGTCGTGCTGATACCGCGCGTGGTTGCGCCATTGCCACCTGAAAAAGCATGGCCGAGTTCGAAATCAACGCCACCCTCTGCGAATACCGTTGAACAGATCGCCGTCAGTGTCCTGATCGCAGCGACGCCGCCAGTGTTTATGATCTCCCAGCGCACCGGCAGATTGCCCGTGGTCGACGATGGCACGGTCAGAGTATTGGCAACCATAAACTCGTGAACGTAGGTGATCACGCCATCGATATCGAAGCCCATGCGGATGCGGCCAAGCGATAACCATTGCAAATCCATCCAGAGTATCTGGCCTTTGGTCAGGTCCAGAATCTTGCGCGATACCCCGGCGCCATCCATGGCATCGATATTCCAGTCTGCCTGAGCAACCTTGTTATCGACCACCGAGCCGCTGGTCTTGCTGCGGCGCACCATGTTGACGACCAAGCCATCGAGCTCGAGGAAAAAGCCATTTTCATCATCGAAGTAGCCGATGCGCATATCCGTATCGGCCTGCTGAGCATCGGCGACAAAGGTCATGGCAATGACTTGCGACTTGCCCGGCTGATAGCGAAAATATTCGAAGGTCTGCATGATCGCTTTTGAGCCGCTGCTGGTGGTTACCGCCAGGGAGACTGCCGACTCATTCGGCAGATGCGTGACCGTTCCACCTGTAGCCACTACCTCATCGAAAAAAAGCGGGTGCTTGTTGTACTGAAATTCCGAGGTCCAGAGACTGACCGGAGCAGATACGCGCAAGCGGCCAAATGCGTCGATATTGGCGCTATCGTTAAGATTTATAGAGGTCACAGATTCCACCGTCGGTGATTGTTGGGTCAGGCGCACGTACTCGAGGATTGCCTCATTGATCGTGCGTATCGATGTCTCGCTTTTAACGCCGATCGCCCTGGCCAGGCGCCTGGCAATCTCAATGCTCATGCAGCCAGTCTCATGGCCAGCGCCACCCGAGACTCAAACGGAGACCAGTCCTGTTTCAGCACAAAGGGCTGCGTCGGGTTTTTTTGCTGCGCGATCGATAGCGCCGGGTTTGAGCCACTCTCGAGCATGACGTATTGCAGGGCCTCGCAGACGTGGGAGTAGATCCCCTTGTCGGGCTTATCGTGATAGCGCTCATCGCCAATCACCTGGATGCGCCGATAATTGTATTTCCCCGCCATGCCTTTGCGCAACTGCCGGCACTTCGGATGAATCGCCAACAGCGGTTTGCCATCGATAATGCGCATCAGCGGCTCGGCTACCGCCTCGCGGCGCAGGTTAAAGTCGTTGGTACGTGCGGGGCTTGCCATGATGCCCTTAGCGCTGAGGATCATAAACGGCGTTCGCTCATCGGTTTCGGCGCGCGTGTCGCCGGCAGGATCGCCGAAGAACTGGAAATTAAAGCCCGCATATTCCGCCTGGATCTTGGTGTTAAGCAGCTCGGCGAAGCGACTGATGCCCATGTCCTCAGTGCACATCTCATCGATCACGCGCCAGCGGCCATGCACATCGCGCTGCACAAATACCGCAGCCGGCGTCAGGCCGAAATCAATGCCGACGCGAATCTCGACCCCGGGTAGCGGCGTGGCCCATTCGGTGATGTGAAAACTATCAGTGAATTCCGGATAGACCGGCTTGCCATCGAGCACGAAACCGTACTCGCCATCGTAATAGACCTTGATCCATTCTGGTGACTTGCCGGCGGTCTGCTGGTAATAGCCAGGCTTGAGGTTCTTGAGGTTCTCGGCATCCGGGCCACGTCCAGAGGGTTGCCGAAATAGCCGCCAGGCCTGCGGTCGCTCGAGCTCGAAAACACGATACCACCAGTGATCTTCATCCGGTGGGTTCGTGTCCATGATAATGCCCGACCAGTAGCCGCCGAGCGCTACCGGGTCGAGCATTGCCGGCAGCTCGCCGGTTACCGGGTCAACCAGCGCCAGCATTTGCGCATGCGCACCCTGGAACACCGGATCCCGATACGACGGAAAGCGCCCGCAGCGGTCCTGCAGCATGTCGATGATGGCCTTGGGGATCTCGCGCGCTTCGTTGACAAAGGCTGCGGTGAGCTCAAGCGATAGCAGTTTCTTGACGTCCTTTGGCCGGTCCAGGGCACGGAACAGCACATCGAGCTCGAGCTCGGTATCGTCAGCTAAGCGCAGTCTGACCTCATGGGTCATTTCGCCGCGATTGAAGCGCCCGCAAGTGTCCTCCGGAAACCAGTCCAACCAGGTCGCGATCGTGGTGTCATTGAGCTCGCGGTAAGTGTTGCGAATCACCGCCCACTTTGAGCGCCGTTTGCCAGTTGAATCGATTGGCTGTACCACCGATCGGGCCATAATCTCGGTACAGCAGCCGGTTGACTTGCCGGATCCCAGCGGCCCAAGCATGCCGCGCACCGGGCTCGAGTCCAGATGGAAAAACGAGCAGGTGCGCCCAGCCTTATAGGTTGTTACCTGGGGATTCTTGCGCTGCCAGCCTGGCCTGGTGCCCAGCGGTACAGTTTCCTGCAACCAGCCATAGCCCAGATCCTCAGCGACGACCGCCATTATTTGCGCCGATAGTATGGTCGCTTGAGCGTGAGTGTAGACGTCTGCACGACGGGCACGACCAGCATCGCAATCATGTCAAATTCCGCCTGGCGCTTGCGCCTTTGCTCAGAATCAGGCCGTGCGTATTGCGGTGCGTGTACTGGCATCAGTTGCAGCCTCGGGGATCAAAGCCCCCATAAGCGTCTCGTACTTCCCTGTTCATATGTTCCCTGAGCGTGATCCGGTCATAGTCGAGCAACGCCCAACGAGCTCGCCAACAGGGCCCCCACCGGCGCCGCCATGCCAAACCGTACCAGTACCTGCCCTCGATCGGGTGTTCATAGTTCTGATGGTGCGCCTCGCGCCAGTGCGGGCGCAGGCGCAGGATAAAGAACGCATCGTGCTGGCGATCGGGATGCTCAATGCCGGCGATCGAGCCTTTGGTGGGGAATATCGCCTGCTGTGCCCACGGATGCAGGAAGCCCCACCCATGGCCTGTGACATAGCCAAACGTCAGCCAGGCGAGCGGTAACCGGCCCTCGTTGGCCTCATCGTGGATGAGCTCGCGATAGGCCTTGTCAGTCGCTCGAATGATCCAGCGCATTAGCCGGTAACGTGCTTCACGGCCCACATGACCGCTTCCTCGATCTTGGTTTTCGCCAGTGACAGTTCACGGCTACCGCCAGCAGCGCTATGGCTGGCGATCGTTTCCAAGTGCGTGTAGAAATCAAGACCGGCATCCTTGATGGCTTGCATGTCTATTTTCTCGTTCTCGCTCAGTAACTTATACTCATGGCGCATGACGTTGTTTCGGGTACGGTCATCGCCAGTACTATCGAATTTCTCCTGACCGACTGGTGTCACTTCCACCTTGGCCGCGTCCGGATGTTCCTCGAGCGCCTTCTCGAGCGCTTCGCCCGGTGTGTCACCAAATACTTTGGCGCCCATTGGGGCGTTTTTGCTATCAAATGCTTGTGCCATTTCTTTCTCCTCGCTCAGCCCACTCGGCAGCATGCCGCGGGCCTAAATCCTGATCCAGCGCATCATTTATTGTGCCGCCTTCTGTGCTGCAGTCGCGTCCGGATGCAGCAGCATCTGGAATACGAATGGTCGCCCGCCGGCCTGGCCGTGGTCAATCTGGAAGTGTTCGCGATAAGTCGGATCCGCTTGCTTGATCAGGAACATCAGCAGCGAGTCTGAATACTCCTTGATGATGGCGACCTCCTCGCCCTTGTAAAAGATCGGTTTGTCAGTGCCATCATAAGCGCGCCGGAATGCTTCGTCCTTGAGCACCTCTTTGCCGACCGCCTTGGCGGCTTTCCAGGCGTCAGAGAAATCGGAGTCCTTCGAGCGCCAGTCGTATACCCAACCGCGCGCCGCATGCGCCATTTTGCACGATAAATCGACGCGCCCGAGCTGCTCGAGCGCCTTGATGAATTGCACCAGTTTTATGCGCGTCTGCCAGTCTGCAATTGGTTCTTTTTTCTGTGTCACTGGATTGTCACCCAGACGCGGGCATCGCGTCTGTTCTCAATCTTTCTAACCATCGCATCGCGCGCCAAGCTAGGCACCGGCCTTCTCCGGGCTGAAATTAAGATTGCTGACTTTTGCCTGGCGCAAACTCAGGCCGATGCTGCGCTTAGTTTTGGTTGTTCCCATTGCCTTTCCCCTTGACGATTGACGTCATTTTCCCGCTCGGAGTGAAGTACTCGGCCAGCCAGAACCGTGCCAACTTGTCGAATACCTTGAAATCTTCACCGGCCAGCTCGGCCGCCTGCTCAGCGACACCCTCGAGCATCACCTTCATAAATTCGGTTCCCATACCGGACTGCCGGCGTACTGCGTTGATTGCCGCGGCAGCCCCGCAATAATCCTCGCGCTCGTTGTTAGCCAGGGAATAGATTGCCAGATCGGTCGCCTGGATCAGCACCCTCCTCTGTTTCTTGGTCAATACCGGCCCACTCGGCATAGTCCTCAAGGTCCGCAAATCCGACCTCGGCAGTTTGCCGCTGCGCCGGCGCTGGGCAATTCCGTCCGCTACGCGGCGCTTCATTTCCTCGATGGACATACCGCTCACTGGCGGGGTCCGGTCCCAATTCGGCATTTTCGATCTCCTGCAATTGCTCGGCATTGACCGGCATCCATGCCTCCATTTCATCCAGCATCAGCGGCAACTGACGCCCGATGTGGTGGCCCAAAATCCGCACCTTGCCATCGCCCAGGTAATAGCCCATCTCGATCTCCTGCGTCACCTTGGTCCGAAACCGCAGCAACAGCCGCGGCTTGGTCAGCGTCGCCGGCGGTGGCCGCTCAGCGAGCGAGATCCAGGTACTCTGATATTTGCTTTCTGGCATCGTCAAATCCCCACCACACGCAGCACTTGTAACCGACTGATTCCAGGCGCTCGAGGATATCGAGTTGCTCCCTGGTCGGCTTGGCCCCGTCGGTCGCTTTGAGCTCGCCACGCAGGCCGTGGTAGCGCCCCAGCGGCAGATCAAGCGAGTAGTCGGGCCAGCCCTTGCGCAGTCCCTGCGCCTTGAAAATACCGCCCTCGGTGGCGTTGCGCGCCAGACCATTCGGCGTGTGCATGAAAAATAGGCCCGGGCGCAAGCCGTTCGGCAACACCAGCAAATCGATCCATTCGACCAGCATGCGACCGGCATCCTCCTCGGGCCGGTTTACTTTGGTTCTGTGTGTGGCCGGCCCAAGCAAGGCACCCAGGGTCTCATCGACGCGATCAAGGTGACGTTCAACCTGCTTTCGCATTGCCGGCGACAATCCTTTTGCTTGCTCTTTGTCAACAATTCTCAAGGCCATTTGGTTACTGCCCGTCTTGGTCAGTGGCTTTCTTGCGGCGCTGGTATTCGTAGCAGCCAAATGGCCCGCCGATTAGTTCTGATATTTGCTTGCATGTTGCGCATGGGCGGTCAGACCATCGATGCTGATCTACTACAAACAGGCCCAACGCTGCGCGAGCAACAATGCTCGCTGCGGCTTTTATAATTTCCTCGGTTTCAGTCGCCATTTCGCGCCTTTGCGTTTAGTCGTCATCGGCCTATGTCGCTTTAGCGATCGCCGCTCTGATGTGAGCAACTGACTTCTCGCCCAGCCCTTGCATTTTGGCCAGGTGCTCATCCGGCACCGCGACCACATCACCGACTGAATTCAGGCCCGCGTTGCGCAGCGCCGCGATCGTTTGTGTAGAGACGCCATCGAGGTCGCCCACGTCCATTCCGACCGGGATGGTATCCGGAATTTTCGATGGCTCAATGGGCGGCGGCAGCTTGCTGGCTGCCTTGTTTGACGGGACCGGCGTGGTGTCGAGAAAAGCGTTGAGCTCCTGTTTGGCGAGCTCCTGGCCGCAGGCGCGGCGCAAATCACGCGCCATGGTCGGAATGTAGGCCATGCGCCCGAGTAGTTCCTCGATCGACAGGCCGGCAATGTTCTCAGGAATCTTCTGAGCAACCCCGATCTTGTGGGCTGCAGCGTGCATCTCCCCCAGTGCCGTATCGATTCGTTTGTCGGCCCGTTCGCGCGCCACGATCGTCATCTGTTCAATTTCTTCCATCAGATTATCTCCATACCTTTGAGCTGTCGCATTTGCGCATGCTTAGCGCTTACCCTGCGATGATACGCGAGCAGCGTCTCACTGCGCTCAACGCCATCGTCGCCAATCTCCTTGGTTCGGGCATTCACCTGGCAGCGCGGGTCATTGGCCTGCTCGAGCTCGGCCAGCATCGTCGCTATCTCAACCGCCAGTTCGGGCGCTTCCTTATCGATTGGATTGGCCTCTCTGTCCCACGGCGCGGTGCCTTCGGCCGCGGCCTTCGGATTGCAAAACTCATTGATCGATATCTTGCCGACGTTCGCCTTGGCGGACGCCACGATGGCTGGGTACAGCAGCAGGAATGCGGCCGTCTCGCCCTTGACCGT